CCAGGCGCAATTTTTCGTATGTCACAATTTGCTGCGTGCTCTGTGACGGTTGACGGCATCGACCGATTGTTCCTGGCGATCGGGGCTAACGGTCTCAGCGTGAAAGCATTCGACCCGCGTACTCTCAATATGGCAGCCGCTAGATTTAGAAATCGCTTCAAGCCAGATGGTAAGATACGATCCGCCGTTGCTTCGCAGAGACCAGCAAAAGGCGCTAGCAATCGCGCATGGATCTCAGCCATAGCACCGCACCTGAATTAACCAATGGTACACGCCGTCACGCAAGATGAGACCACTTGTGCCTTTGCCAGTCGAATTCGTATCCATCTAAAGCGCCAAACACGATCACGTATGCCATGCGTTCGTCGGGTGGCAGCGAGAATGCCACGTCGAATGGCACCCCGTTTCTAACCAGATACAAACAATCGGTTAGCTCGGGGTGCCTAACAAGTTTCCCGCGTTCGCAGCCTGGACTGCTTCGTCAGGTTGGACCAACTGGCTCAATGCGTTAGCGACGGATTCGATCCCAGCATCACCTAACCGTCCCACCAACGCTTCGATCTGAGCTTCTGTCGAAGGTCTCGGACAGGGCACATCGTCGATTGCGGCTACTGAAGCCGCGAGAACCGCAACCGCCAACCAGGGCTGATTGAGTGCCAGTTCCGGCCCGGCCGCCTTAAGCAACCGCAGCTTATCCAACGCGGTGAGATCCCGAAGAACCAAATGCCGACCCAAAACATCGACGACCGTCCTTTCGTCTTCCGAGCCAATCGGAATGGATGTGGCCGGATTCATTAAATTCGGCGCCTGCGCGAACCGAAGAATTCCAGTTTTTGTTTCACGGCGCTATCTCCCTTCCAGGTGCCGGCGCTGACCAACTTGAAACTAACGTTGTCGTATTGATAGGTCGATGTCGAACCGTCTGTCTCGTTGATATATTGATACATGGTACTCGCGGTAAAGCTGCCACCATTGTAGTAAGCCTGTTCTGCAGCGGCTATAAAATCTTCGACTACGGAATTGCCCCGTTCGAGCTCGAAACTACCTTCCCAACCTCTGGGCAGTTCAGCACCTAATTGAGTTCCGTCAATCCTGCTTACACGCACAGATTGTGTAAGTTGCCTACTCTCGAAGGAAGTAACATGTTCCAGGTCAATGCGGCCGCTTGGTCCCATCACGACAAGCTGTGCGTCGCGACCAATAGAAAATGCCGTAAAAGACATGTGATGTAGACCTTATCAGCTTGGTTGACCAGTCGGAAGGGTTTGTACCGATACCTGCACCGTCTGGCCTCCCTCAATATTCACAATAAACTTTTCATTGATGGCTTGATACTGCACCTGAGCATCGGATTGGACATAACCCAAGTCGGTCCTGCTCGATGGATTATTGGAGATATCGCAGATCACGCTGAACGGCAGACTGCCATCGGTGCTCCCCAGCATGCCTTGATCCAACATGTTCTGCAGAAACGCAAGTTGGGCAGATCGAATGCCACGAAACAGATCGGAGCTAATCACCTGCCCTACAAATTGTCCCATGCCCGCGACCAGCGTTGCGGCAATGTAATTCGTCAGTCTGGTATAATTGTCTCCACCGATTGCCGGATTCGACGAAGTATTGTGGCCACCTCGTACGCCCCAATAGGCTCCTCCTGGTTGAGGGTTGCATATTACATCGATTCCTGCGCCCAACAGCACCGCAAGCTCTGCCGCGGAATACGATGTACTTTGGCCGGAACCAGGCGTCCCAGATAGTTGACTGCCGAGAACGCTATAAATTTGCTTGTTAAGGCTGGATTGTTCGGGCGATAGATTTGCCAGACGTCCAGCAGTGAAGCCCTGCGGTGAAACCAATCGGATTGTACCGTTCACCTGATCCGACCACCATAGCCAGTCGCCAAACATCAACTTCGTGGAATAGCTGTCGAGCCCGGCCTCCTGCATAACCGCTACCGCGTTCTGAATGGTATCGCCCGCTGGCCCAGTAAGGATCATGTATACCCCTTCCTGAAGTCCAAACGTTGCCTGCCCTGTCCACTGAGTAGGGTCATCCGAGTCGGCAAGCAGGGCAATTCCGCAGCCCTGCCCACGCAGGGCGAACATTCCTGTGCGGGGGGGGGTGTCGTTGCCGACCAATTGTGCCGAAGACACGCCCGACGCCCCGTCAGAGCCTGGCGAGCTAGCACCGAGTGTGGTGGCAAACGCCACAGGCGCAACTGTGGTCCCGCCGGCATTGGCGGAAATCAGTTGCGACGGCCCCCGTTGCGGTCCCTGCCCTTGGTTGACCGCCGCGGCGAGGGCGAGCCAAAAGGATGCTCCTCCCCCCCCAATATTATCATACACTTCGGGCTGCAGTCCGGGAAGATTCACAATTAGCCGCCAGGTGTTTGCCGCAGATCCCGACGTTAGCGTCAAGCTGGCCTGGTTGCCGAGCGACCCCGTGTAAAGGGCGGTGAACGTCACGGTGGTGCCAGGAACCACCACTTGTGCAGCCGTGTCAGTTCCGTCGGTAACCCGGACGCAGCGGAAGTTCTGGGCGCCCTGCTGGACTGCTGTGGCGACCTGAGTACCAAGGTCATACTTTCGTGCGATGACCGGACCGAAGCCGCGCGCGAAATCCGCCATGGTTGCAACGATGACAGGCTGTGCCACCGGTCCCCAAGAGGCTGTCCCAACGACGCCCACGACGTTCGTCGGGACGCCATTCAATACAAGATTTTGCGGTGGGACAATCTGAACGTAAAGATCAGGAACAACGAGTGCGGTAGTGTTGATGCTGCCCTGTTGAATAATTGGCATCGGAATCAACCCTTCCCGGACTTCTGCGAGGCAACACGAACAACAAAACGGGCATGTTCCCCGCTTAAAACCGCTGTTATACGCGCTCGATCAAAAATCATATCGCCGCGTGCAAGTCCGTCGAATGGCTTCACGACCACTAAGTGCGTCTCCATGGAATCCCCATTATCAAGCGGTAAATGTCGCGGCATTCAAAGACAGCGCGCCGAACAGCATGGCAGGTAGGGATGCGTCCAATACCGTTGCGTATTCGACATCATAGACAAGATCGCGACGGTACAATAGTGCATCTTGGGATTGATCAAAAACCAAAGTGCCTCGGTAACGTAGGTATCCCTCAGTTCCGTCGGACAGCTCGATGAAGTTGAAACCAGCTAAGCACAGATCGATCGCACAGGCTGAGGCATCCCGGGTGGCCGGCGTGGGACACCAGCACGTTATGCGAAACCCTTGTTCTTGACGGCGACGTTCCTGCATTACCGGGAAGTCGGCAACCACGCGCGCGGTGATCTGGCCGGCGCCTGGTATCGCCACAACTGCCCCCGCGAGATTGACAATGCGGTCGGCCCGTACCGCGGTGGCTAGTTGAGCAGCGACGGTTTCTGGCGTATCGCCCGCTTCCGTACGGTAGACATAGCCGGTCCCATCCACCAGCAGACCAGCCAATTGGCCCAGGATTGCTACGCCGCCAAACGTGACCGATATTCCGGCAACTGACGCGGTTAGGGCCGGCGGTACGCGTTGTCCCAACCAAGCTTGGCGGTAGCGGGTGGTGTTTCGTCCCGGTTCCGGCATGGGGAACACTGTCACGTTGATTCGGCCAGCCGCAAGATCGCTGTCCAGCGCCGTCGAAGTCGGCCATCCGCGGTATATGAGACAATCTGGCCCCGGCACACTTGGCGCCGAGGTCCCATTCGGGTACAGAGCGCCGGCTACCATTATCACTAGCGCATTCTCGACGTCCGATTGATCTGCCATCAGGTTGTCGCCTGCCTGACCTGAAGACGCCACCCCAGATTCGACAGTTCGGTTGCCGCGACAACGCCGCTGCGCCCTAGATCGTCGGACATCAGGTCCGCGATCTTCAGAACGACGCCCGCACAAGCGGGAACCAGCACGGTCCAAATCGAAACGGAGATGTCACCTGGCAGATTGGCAAGTGGCCGCGCCTCTCTCGTTGCGGCTAGAACACTTGCTGGCCAGTTGATCATAAGCGGAGTGACATTGGCCGCCGTGATTCCGCCGTAACTGTTCACACCTGTGTTGGTTTGAGCCGCCGGACGGCTGAACGAGATCGTCCGATTGGTCCGCACGCACAATGCAGAAAGGAGCTTTGGTTGAGCTGCGATGAACCAGGTCGCGTCGTCTTGCACCAGATAGTCGCCAGGCCGGGTGTACGCGGCATCGAACACGCCGCGCCACAAGGCATTCCCGTAACCGTTCGGCCGGCTGCGCTCTCCGCCCATGCCGCTGAATGCGGCATGGAGACGAAGAAATCGGTTCTCTGCCGCGAGGGGATTTTCGGCACTACGCGGGCGATATGCGCTCGCCACCGATCCGGTTGACCGCGCTGCGACGTTCAGTCCCCATCGTATATGGTCCGCAAGACGGTCGAGGTTCATTCTAGATCACCAAGGTAATCCCGCATTCGACCAATGCGGGCCCGGGAGGTATTCCAAGGAAGCCACAAAGCCTCCTTCGCCAGCCGTCGAACAGCTTCATCCGATCACGCGGCTCGGACTGATTTCTTGTCCAGACCGCTGCCACGTCGGTATCAAGGTTCTCACCGGCCCTTGGGATCGCGGTCTCCAGCACTGTTAGTGTGGCGAGATACCGCCGAATGACGCCTAACTCGGGTACCGACAGATTATTCAAGCGAAATTCAAGCAAGCCGTACACCTGATAAAATCGCCATGTCTCAAATCCTGCTGGCGCTGCTCCATAGGCAGGGTAGCCACAAAATCGGCGCGCGTCCGTCTTCTCCGCGTCGCTCAACGGTGTTCCGTTGACGATCATTAAAGGAATGAACCATCGCCGCGGGTGATTAGTACGTTGCCGCTTCCACTTGTCAGCAAGGCCGCAGCGTATGAGATCAATGAATTGACCGATAGTATCGCTCGGGATCCCGCCAATATCGGCATATCGCTGGCAGACGCCACGACTGTGGCATCTGAACCAAAACGAACATAAGCCAAGTACGAGGTCGGATTCGTCACTACAACCGATTCTCCCCCGCCAGCAAGAAGAACGTTGGCCGACGTGGTCCCAACATTCAGTGATACCGTGCCGGTCGGCCGAAAGGCGCTGTTGGCTCCCATCGCCATGTCAAACTGATCCTTCCGGCCTTAACCAATGTGCTCTATCATTACAGCCCGCTTGAATGCGGCATTCGTGGCTGTCGGAACCGTTGAGGAGTTGGTCGTGGTGTCCGACGGTGCACAAAATCCTCCAATCCAATACCACGATTGTGCGATGATCTGCTGCAATCGATCCAATGGTTCGCGGGTAACCATGGCTACCCCATCTACCACAGATACTATGGAGTCCTTAGGAGCTACGTCCTCGGCAGCCAGTCCGGCAAAATCGCCCTCGATCAGCGCGCCCTGTCCACAGACGATCGGTCGCCGTACCATAAGACCAGCCAAGGTCGGGTGCGGTTGAACGAAGGCCTCGGTGGTGGGCATGAAGCGCAACCCGAGGAAATCGTTCGTCAAACCTTGGCGGAACACCTGGTTCGAGGACGTTGCCCCCTGGAACAGTTGTTTGAAGTCCGGGTCCGCGAATAGCTGACGAGCTGAGATGGGGTCGAGATAGCAGTTATAGGCCCCGTCGATCTCCGGGACGGCATTGATACGTAGCTTCGATACCGCATCAAGAAGGTTGGACATCGCCAGTGTGTCAGTAGCCAATAGCTGCGAGGTATTGCCCCGCTGCGATGGTCGGACGATTACTGAGGCATTCGCGGCGAGAATGGTATTTCCCGCTGTGCCGTCGCCCACCGACACGTTGCTAGAAAACGTCAGGACCCCAGAGGTACCGTTTGGAGTGGTCGAGACATTGGTTGCGTCTGCAGTGGCGCCGATCAAAGTATACGTATTGGATCCGACAATAGCTGCCAGAGTATTCGTACCACTCACCGCCTGTTGAACGCCATTGACGCAAGCGGTCTGGAAACCGCGAATGTCGTCAACGGACACAGACGGCCCTGCACTGGCAAGGGTCACGCGAACTCGCGTGTTCCCGCCGAAATACGAATTGAACAGCGCATTGCGGGCAATTTCGTCCAGGCTCCGCGCCGCTTGCTCACCGTTAACATAGGCATTTTGTAAGAACTGCGAGGCAATTCCAACCCTGGCCGTCACCATATTTAGATCTGTGGTCGCAGCATAGTGGTTTATCGTAATTGTATATTGTTCGATACTCCACGTAGTGGGCGTGAGACCATTGTCAAAGTTGGTGTTCGTTGCGGGAGCAAGCGGAGTTGTGACCGTCGGCTTCAATCCTACGCGAGTCTTGGTCAATGTCTCACCGATACACACAGCAAATACTT